AAAACTGCCGGTTCGGATCGACGACATGCTTCGGCTTCGTGTAGGCGGGCCGGAACGACTGAGTCGTGTAGCCCTGCTTCCGCATGACGCGGCCCTGCACGACCGGCGACACGAACGGCGCGAGCCGACGCTGATTCGTCACCTTGTCGAAGTAAATTTCCTCGGTCGTGAAATTGATCGTCCGGCCGAAGAACGAGTCGAGCCAGTAAGCCGTATCGGGCTTCTGGACACGAACCACGTCGAGCAAAGTGGCCGTGCTGTAGAGATCATACATGCCTACGTTTCCTTCCTAATCTCGGGCCACTCTGCCCCAGGTTCCCGCTCTCGCGATCCTCGGCTCTAGTAGAGCTTCTGGACCACGATGTTGCTGTTGCTCGACGCGAAGGCAGCGCGGAGAACGTCATACGTCGCCCCGCCTGCCACCAGCACGTCGAAGTTGAGCACGCCGCCGATGATAACCGGCGTATCGACGGCCGCGCCGCCTGCCGAGTTGTCGATTGCGTGCGGAAGGACGCCATACGGCACTTCCGAGCCGTCCGCGCCTGCCGAGTTGTAGGGGACCAAGACGCCGCCAACATCGGCGACGACTTGATACTGCGGCATCGCCGCCGCCGCTGCGGCAATGCTGCCCTGCGTCGTGACGATATCGGCCTCGCCAGCATAAAGCTGATCGGGGTTGAACGTGCCTTCGACGGTGACGCCGCCTGCCAGTGAACGATCCATTCTCAAACTCCCTGCTCTAGCCGGCGACTCCGGCGTGAGATATTCACCACCAGGCGGTTAAGCCTGCTCGAATTTCCGGCCCGTCGCGGCGCTGAAGTCCGAAAGGATCGTCTTCGCCTGATCGGATTCGGACGGGCCATCGCCGCCGCCCTGGCCGCCGTCGCCAGAACCGGCGCCGACTTCGGGCTGCTTGGTCTGATCCATCGCAGCCGCGAGATGATTGGTCGTATCGACGGCCGGCGCGGCAGCGGCCGGCTTCGGCTCGGCGCCCGTCTCGGCGGCCGGCTTCGGCGCTTCGGTCGGGAGATCGGCCACGCCTGCTTCGAGAGCGGCCTTGGCCTCTTCGACGGAGTAGCCGGCGAGCGCCAGGCGGTCGGCCAGCTTCGGCAGCTTGGCCGCCTCGGGCAAGCCCTTGATCGCGGCGCAACGCTCGCGGTCGGCCTTGATCGCGGCGTCGATTGTCGCCTGATCCGGAGCGGCAGCGGCGGGAGCCGGAGCGGCAGCGGCAGGAGCGGCGGAAGTTGCTTCGGAACCAGTCTTCATGTCTTCGTCCTCTTCATCGCTTGGCTCGTCATCCGCCAACTCGGCCACAAAAGACGAGACGGCTTCTGACGGAGTCTTTACTTCATCAATTAACCCTAACGCAAGGGCCTCTTCAGCACGAAATACACGCGCTTCAGTTTCGCGGATCGCTGCGTCGTCCAAGTCACGGTTCTGCACGATCAATTCGACAAAATCATCATAGCCGGCGTCAACGAAGTCCTGAAAGTAGGCTTCGGCCCGCTTGTCGAGCCGGCGATAGGGAGAGCCGGCAGTCTTCATGCCGCCCTTCGGTGCTTCGATATATGTGATCTCGATTCCAGCCTGATCCAGCGCACCGGACACGTCGATATGCATGGCGACGACGCCGATGCTGCCGATCTTCGAGCTTGGCGTGGCGACCATCTTCGTCGCTGCGCTCGCGAGTGCGTAGCCGGCCGACGCCGAGAGGCTGTCAACCACGGCAATGCTCGGCTTGATCTCGCGGCCTGCCCTGATCTCTTCGGCAAGCTCGAAGCAGCCGGCCGCCTCGCCGCCAGGGCTGTCCACGTCGAAGACGATCAGTTGCACGTCTTCGTCTTCGAGCGCGGCGTTCATCTGACGGCGAATCGCCTGATAGCCGGTGACGAAGCCCCACGATCCGCCGAAGCGGTTAATCAAGGCGCCGTGGATCGGAATGATCGCCAGGCCATCGTTGTAGATGAAGGGCTTCCGCGTCTCGGCCGGCGCCGATCCGATGCTGTAGCAGAATTCAATCGACTCGCGAGCCGCCGCTTCGAGCTTGCCGGCGTTCTCCGGATCGGTGCCGGCGAATTGGGTTAAGCCCGAGATGAAGCTGTCCACGGTCTGCGGCATGACAAATGCCACGCGGCCGTTGATCCGAGCGAGGGCCTGGTGATTATGCATCTGCCGTATCATCCTCGGTTTGAGCGTCGTCCTCTGCGTTGGGATCGTTCCCGCCGCCGTCGCCCTTGAGCGTGTTGGCGGCGCTCTGCTTGCCCTTCGCGGTCGCGTCGAGATTGATGGTGAGGCCGAGCGACTCGATCATGCGCTGCTCGCGAGCTTGCTGCTCGAAGACTTCACGCCAATCCTTGCCGAGCTTGGCGCACTCTTCCTCATACGTCGAAAGGCCCGACTTGACGCGAAGCATTGCCGCCTGCGTCTCTTTCAACTCGTCAATCTGGCCGCGTCCCGAGCCGACGAACGTGCAGCGCGTGTAGGCGGCTTTCGCCATGCCATTGTCGCGATAGAAGTCCGTCCGATTGCGGCCAGGCGGGAGAGGCAGATTGCCGGCCGCGATCTCTTCCTCAACCCACAAAGCATAGACGTTGTTGGCGAAGCGATCCGCGACCATCTTCTTGCGGGCGCCCATTGCGCGGCCCGTCATCGTCATGGCGGCCTTCAGGCCCGAGTAGCTGGCGCGGCCAATGTCGCGTGAAAGCTCTTCGTAGCTGACGTTGAGCGATGCGGCGATCTTCCGGAGCAGCGAAGCCTCGAAGTCACTTCCGACGCCGCCTGGCGTTCCCATCGGCTTCAGCGAGAGCTTGGTCCCTGGGAAGAAGGTCGGAATCTTGGCGCCGTCGATTTGCACGTTCTCGGCGCCGCCGAGATACGATTCGAGCATCCCGAGATACTGCGCGAGCGCCTTCTGATAGCCGTCATCGCCACCGCCCATAGCGGTGACAAGCTCGGGCGACGGAAGCTCGGATTCGATGGCGGCCGCATAGCTCGCGTTGATGACGGCATTTTGCAGCGTGATCTCGGAAAACTTCTTCGTCATCCGAGCGTGCTTCAACGCGGCGACCATCTCCGCGATCCCGCGAGTTTGGTCAATCTGCGCCGGCTCGATAATGTGAATGACTTGCTTGCGGCCCCAGGGCTTCGCAGCCGGCACATAATTCCACAGAAGGGAGCGGTTGTCATACCACTCCTGCGGATGCCCCTGGCGAATGTAGTAGCCGATGGGCCGGCCACGGTTGTTCTTGCGAACGCCGCGACGAAGGAACCGATCATCGGAAACGCCGTCCGGATTGGAGAGCCGATCCGGTGAGACAAGTTGGATCGCGGTGTTGAACGGCCGGCCGTCCTTGATCCATTCGGCGGTCGCGAGCACTTCGCCGGTATAGACGAACGCGCCGACGAGCAGCCGAACCATTCCGGTAAACGTCAGACAGCCGGCCGCGTCGAGCCAGCAATCCTCAAATTCAGCGGCGAGATTGAAGCGGCTCTCGGCCGCCACGCTGAATTCCTCGGCCCATTCAGCCGTCGCCCCGAGCACACGATAGTCGGGCTTGGCGTTGAGCCGGTATTGGGCGCCTACGATGCTGTCCTTGTGCAGCGAGACGCCGCCCTGGGAGAAGCCATCGTTGAGCACCATGTCGCGAGATCGGGCGTCGGCCTCTTCCTTGACCGAATTGATCGCCATGTCCGGCGAGCCGAAGGTCGGGCGCCAAGTCAGCGTCTCGCGGCTAGTCCGCTCGGCGCCTTCAAGGCCGCCGCCGAACGCCGCTTCACGCGGACCCTGGGGAATTACGGTTAGCTCTGTGCTCATTAGAAGATGAATCCCAATGGCTTCCGAGCGCGGGGAACGCCCGCAAGCTCGGCTTCGAGTTGGCGGATATAGGCGTCAAGCTGCGCGATGTTCGTGGCGACGAATTCGACGCGCTCACCGTTCTGATCCATGAAGACGCGGGCAAGCTGCCCCGTTACGAGCTTGTGCCGAGCGTCCTTGGCCTGATCCAAAAGCTGCTGCGTAGTCGCCACTCGCCCCGCTCCATCATGCCAGGACGCGGCCAAACTGGCTGAAGTCGATCCGAGATGAAGGCTCAAACGCCTCTTCCCGCTCTGCCGCGATGACGAGAGGATTACAGTCAAAGGGCTTCAGCCACAAGGGCGGATTTTCCCAATCGGTTTTCTCTATGTTGAGAACGGCCGAGACGCAACCACCGATGGCGTAGTAAAGCAAATCCCACGCTTCGTTGCGCGGCTTGACCTTGACCCATCCTTTCTTCGGATCGCGGTGCTCGGCGACAAGCTCCT